CGGCCCGCACGCTCCCAAGCTTCCTCGGCGATCTCCGTGAAGTCCATGTTGAAGAGGGTTGAGCCGGTAGTGGTCATCTAAATCCTGCCGTTTTCTTTGCAATAGTTTTGGGTTGAGCCACAAACTGTTTACCTGCCGCTTTCCCCGCACGTTTGGCACGGGTTGTAGCTGCGTATTCTGATGGAGACAAAGACTTAATGGCTTTCTCAGGCAAGTATCGCTCCCCCGTCTTGCTCGACGGTTTGCCAGACTTAGTGCGCCATTTCTGGTCGCCCCAATCTTTAAGCGATTTCTGAGGAGCTTTCAATCTCTGTAGCCTCCACCAGCTTCTTTGTACTTCTTGGCAACAAGCTGCGCTTTACGTGCCGACCACTGGCCGGGTTTAGTTCCATGAGTCGCCGCAGCTTTTACCTGAGACACAATCTTCTTACGGAGACTGGGCTTAGTGTAGTTACCCGCTTCATTGACTTTACCACCTTCAGCATATTGCGTGAAGTCAGTATCGTCCCGACGTGCTTTACGCACGCCTTTGGGCATTTTAGAGGGGGCAATAGCCCCCATCCCGCGACTTGCGATCATTACTTTTTACCCTTGTACATTCCGCCGCCGCACATAGCGATCATTGTGCCTTTAGTTTTACCGCGTTGGGCACAACCGTCGGCTGCGCGTGTATAACCACCAGCAGCCAATTTAGTTTTTGGTTGACCTTTGTGCAAACGGCTTTCGTGTTTGTTCACGGCCTTTTGCATCATGGCTTTGTCCATTTTTACGTCTTCGTGTTTCATATCGCCACCTTTAGAAAATTTGCGGCCCTTGTCCGCATTAGAAAAATCTTTACCCACAGATTGTGGGACGCCTACTTTCTTGGCAAACGACGGCGAATGTGCAATCGCTTCCATGAAATTGTGTTGTTTTTTAGAACTACTCGGCATTTTTAACGCCTTTTCTACCAAACAAATTCTGAACTGTTTCAGTTTCCCAAATGCGGATGCCCGTCCACACAATTGTAAATATGGCGGCTACAGATGGCAGCATTTCAACTAGAGTTCCTACAACAGTCATGATCGACAGTGCGTCGACAACATGCTTAGCGGTTTCTGAATGTTCGCTCATATTAGCATTTCCAAGCCCGTAGGCTCTTGTTAATACGCGAATCCGGGTCCTTGGCGGTCTTTGCGCTGGTCAGCTTCTTCTTCATGCCTTCCATACGAGCGCAGAAAGAGTCGCGGCGTTTGCCGCCCTCGGGCTGCGGAGCCTTCAGACCCGGCTTGCCGGGGTTTGCTTTGTTGTACGAGGCCCGTCCCTTGGCGTTCAATCCGCCCTTCTCTGACTTGCCTTCTTTCCTCTGCCATGCTGGTGATTTAGCCATTTACGACTTTCAGTTTGGATTGGTGGATGTTCTCAAGTAACGGCATAACAACCTCTTCGCGGAAGTTACGCTCAAATGTTTCTTGTCCAACATGCGGGAGACTGATGTCTACGTCAATGTAAACCGTGAACCCCATCTGCGTGGCACGATCACAGAACAAATAATCTTCACCAACATACTTGCCATCCACAATGGCAAAGTCAAACACTGCCGACATCTTCTCTGTTGGGGACTTTTCGTAAGTCCACTCTGGATGCGCAAATACCATCTGCTCAATGACATGGCGCTGGATCAACATAAACCCAGTAGGCGCTCTCTTCAGGCGCATCAATGAACCGTCAAACTCAAGGTCGCCATTGTCGTCTTGGTAAATGTCCGCAAAGAACTTGGCATCCTTTGCTCTGCGTGGATACGCTCCAGCAGTAATGTCTTTATCACCGCTCTGGGCCATCAAACGCAATATGTCGTCTGCATTGACGACCACATCCGCATCAATAAACAGAAGCTCTGTGCAGTCTGTTTTTAAAAATTCGTGTACCAAGGCGTTACGAGCCATGGTAATGATTGAGCAATTAGAAAGATCAGACAACGTGACGGACACACCAAGACTCATTGCTTTTGGCATTAACTGCGCCAGAGCAAATGCGGTCTTAATGTTTAGCTTGCCGTCATAAGCGGGAATGCCTATGAACAGCTTGCGTCCTGCCAAAGTTGCCTGTCTTTTTTCAGCCATAGTACACAGTCAAATGAGCATTAGCTGGCATTGAAACATACACACCATTATTAAACTTTATGCCTTCTCCGGGTATAGCCAAAGAGTCAAGAGCTTGGTTGGTAGATATATTCAATGTTAAACGAATTGTCCCACTGGCTGCACTAGCGTTGTCATAAAACTCAACTTCACCAGCAGTACCTCCCGGCGATATTGAATAACCTTTAACGCGTGTTGGGCCAGCAAAAATAATACCGCTTGCATCAATGTGCGCGGCTTTTACGTCTGTTTGCATCATAATCAATCTCCTTTAAAACGGGGGCCGAAGCCCCCAAGATCAATTAAACTTGCTGAGCAGACTGCTGCATTGCGCCATCAGAGTTGCGCACAATGTAAGCAACAATCACAGTCACCGCGCCGGTAGCAGAAGAACCGGTAGTTGTGAATGTCAAGGCAGCGTCAGTAGAACCAACGTTAGCTTGTGTAGGCGTGAAAGTAGCCGCAAAGGTAATGGGGTATGTGCCAGCTGTTGTGATGGTGGTAGCTGTTGCCGTATCAACACCGCCAATTGTTACTTTCAGTGTGGTGGCTGAAGCAAACAAAGTGGTAGTCAAAATCTGAACGCTGGTAATAGCAGCGCCTGCGGGGATAAAACCAGCAGCAATGCTACCAGTAGCCACTTGGGCTGCGGTCAAATTGAAAGTTTGGGCAACGATGGTGCAGCCGGTGTTTTGAACGGTGCCAGCAGTAGTGCCGGTAGTGTTTTTAACAGTGCCAAGCAGCCAAGGGCCAAGGTGAGTTGCGAATCCCATGAGGATCTCCTTACATACAAGTTAAGTGCATCAATCAGTATGTTGTCTGCCGGGACAGTTTGATACACCGGAAAGCCCGGATTGAGAACAATATATCATGACGATTCTTGGGGTGCAACAAGTTTGTTGGACTTCTTTAAATTTTCTTCTTGCGTTATTACACGCAAATTCCATGGCACATGTAGGCCGCACACATCTTCCCCCTGCAAGGGAATTTTATGGTCTACCGCATGCCGCACGCCAGTTGCTCGACTCAACTCAATTGCAAGGCGGTACTTCAACCGTATCTCCATTTTTTGGGCATCCGTTAACCATTTAGGGGTGGCCAAACGAAACCGTCGTCTCCGCAGGCTAACAAGCTCACGGTACATATCTGGATTCTCTTGTTTATATTTTTTCTTGTATTGGTTTTTCTCCGCGTCAGACCGTCCTTGGGCGCGTGCAATTACAGTTTCTTTGTTGCGTTCGTAGTAATCACGTTTTGCTTTTTGCCCCGCGCCAGATTGGTTGTACTCACGGAAGTATTCTGCACGGGTTTCATTACCCTTTGCCCACTCGACTTTTAAGCACTCTACGCAGGCTCCTTTGGTTTTGCGTGCCGCAACGTGCCCATGTTTGCAGGGTTGTCCAGTGAAATAATACTTACTGCCGGTTTTCTTGGCTTCTTCGCGGGTCTTGGGTAGGTTTGTGGTATCCATGTTGGTGGCCTTTTGTTACGATACCGGTAATTGTATCACAAAAGAAAAGGGGCCAAAGCCCCTTATCAAATCCAGATGGATTAGGCTCCGGGAGAGCCAAAAATACCCAAAGGATCAGAAACGCCAAAGCTATAACGCTCACGAGCTTTATAACGAACGTTTCCAGTGTCAAAATCCCCGTCCATGCCGGTGCTCATAGGAGTACGCACGAAGTGCTTCAAGCCGTTAGGCACATCAGTCAACAGGAACCAAGCGTTGGTGTCTGTCAAGAAGTGGTTAACGGTATAGCCTTCAGGAATAGAACCGTTGTTCTTCAATGCGTTGATGTCATTGTCGGTAGTACCAACACGCAATTCTGTTTCCAGCAAGCGTGTAGCAACGAACATCAAAGAAGGAGGAACAATCAACTTCTTAGGCTTAGCGGCGATCAGCAAACCACGCTCATCTGTCCAGCCAGCGATCTGAATAACTGCGTTTTCCAACGAAGTTTCATTCAAGTCAGCAGGAGTAGAAGGTGTGTTGCTGTTAGTACCACCAGAAACCAAGGGGTGAGCAGTAGAGCAAAGCACCACGCCGTCGCCGTATGTTGGGCCGCCAGTGAAGGCGTTGTTCAACACATAAGCACCTTTAACTTGCTTGGTGTAAGCCATACCACGGGCCAAAGCCTTGGTATAACGTGAAGACAAGCTGTCGTACAAGTTATCTTCCACAGCTTCCTCAGTGATGGAGAAGCCCATCGCAATGGTTTCGTGGGTGTAACGTGCAGTCCATGCTTCTTGTGCATTGTCATAACTGATGGCAGAGCCCTCGTTCTTGACTGGTGCAGCAGAGAAGCCAGAAAGCTTGGTTTCTTCTTCGAAACTACGCTCAGATGACTCTGTTTCGTAGATTTCTTTGTGCTCTTCGCCGTATTTAGCGTACTCCAAACCGAACAATGCGTTCAGACCGGGGAGCAACTCTTTCAATAGTTGTGCGCGTGAAATAGCCATGATTTAGCTCCTTAGATACCGGTAGTGTTGTTGTACTGAGCGGTATTGAACTTAACGAGGAACTCGTAGTAAGTTGTGGCAGCAACGTTAGGAGCGCCAGTCGCTGTGTCTTGCACAACGTCAATAACACGAACAGGAAGAGTATTAGTAGTGTTGGCGGAAGAACCGTCAATACCGTAATACGAGTCACCAGTGGTAGTAGAACCAACGTTGGCAACCAAAGCTACGTTAGAACCAACGATCGCACGGCTATAAGCTGTGGGAGTGGTGGAACCAGCAACAGTGGCGCAAACCTTGAAGGCTGCCATAGGATCATCCACAACAAAGGCGAAAGCCATAGCTGTAGAAGTTGATACACCAGCTGGGTAAGCCTGACTAAAAGTAGGCTGGCTCAAAGAGTTGATGTAAGAACAGCCAACTAACACACCAACAATGCTGCCTGAGTCGGTTGTGCTAGCAGCTACAACGTAGCCGTTAGTGTCAACCTTAACGGTGTCACCGTTCAGGATTGCTGTTGCGTAGGAAGGCGCGATTGGGATTTGACGGATCGCTCCGGCGTAAGGCAGGCCGTCAATACGATTGACAGGCTTGAAGCCGTACGTCTTGTTAATGGTAGGGTATGCCATTTAAGACTCCAAAAAAGTTTACTGACCTTTTCCGAAAGTGACCGTGGACTTACGTTCTTTGAACATAGGCATCCTCGGATCATTTTCGCGCATGTAAGTGTTGTCTACTGAGGCCATCTGAGCTTCCGATTGTTTTCGGTAGTAATCATTTCGCTGTTCAGTAAATTCCACAGGTGTTTTGCAGAGCAACAGACCGCCGACTTCAATACTGTCAGGAAACTTCCCGTTGGAAGAACCGAACAGACGGATTTCGGGATGGTCGGAAGCCTTGACGGGTTCCCAGCCTTCGCGTAATTTCCCAGAAATGTTAGTGGCGTCGTCTTTACCTTGCGAAGCAATCCTGATCCAGCGGAACGCATAGCCAGCCTCCGGAATGGGGTCGGGCAGAAGTTGTGGTGGCATCCATTGTTTTGGACGCTCCATCTTTTCGCGTGAATCAAGTTCGCGGGGTGCGCGGTTAGTCTTTTCCATTTTCATTTCCTCATTTCTTCAGCAACCTTACGGGCGTACAGTTCCAAAGGAACTCCCAACCGCTTGGCGAGATTCACCTGTGTCTGCGTAAGCACGATCTTTTTAGGCGCTGTGCTACGGGTTGCAGGTGCAACAACATTGGATTTGGTACGTTGAGGTTTCGCATCAACGGATTCACCGGCTCCAACTTGGTCGGGGAATCTTTCCCTAATGTCAGCGTTGATACGTCGATAGTATTCGTCGCTGCCACTTGGTATTCCTTCACTCACCAGATCTTCATGCAAGCCTAGGGCATAGGCTGTCATTCTCTTGTTGCTTCCAAACCACTGATTTTGGTCTTGCCATGCAAGCAGTTTTTCGTCAACAGGAGCAGCTCTGGTGGGCTGTTGGGTGATTTGTACAGGAGTTTCTTCTTCCTGTAAAGGGGTTGGCTTGAAATTATTTACTTTGTCCGCACGAATTTTGGCGTTAGTAAGTGCTTCCTGAGCTTCAACCAGCTTCTCGGTGTCACCAGCTTCGTACGCTTCTTTGTACATACGCTTAGCAGTTTCGATCTCGTTGGAGACCACACGCTTAGCCTGTTCCAATAGCGCAGTTTGGTTCTGGTTAACCGAGCCTTTGAGCTTTTTGTTCTCTTCCAGCACGGCTTGCGCCAGCTTTAGCGCTTCTTCGCGCTCACGTTCGGCTGTCTCTTTTGCACGGCGCTCTTCGTGGTAGCCCTTCGTAAAGTGCTTGATGCGTTTTTGCACGCCTTCGTCGTATTTTGACAACTCTTCGTCTGTCACCTCTTTGGGAGGCTCAGCCATGGGCTTGCGGCCACGGTCTTCAGCAGGGGTGTCGTCTACGACTTCAATTTCAGGTTCGCCGTCGCCTTCAATTTCAAAGTCAACTTTGTCGTCGGCCTTGGCGTCCTTACTCTCAGCTTCATCAGGGAATTTAAAGTCTTCTGTTGCCATGATTTACTCCTTAGTTGGGGCGTTGGATACCACGGGGGTCTTGCACAACAGCCTGAACAGAATCATCATTGATGAGTCGCCACTCGGTACCGTGAATCTTCATGCGGGTTCCCGTGTTAGGACGTACTAACACAAAGTCACCAACCTTACAGCTTGGACCAGAGGGGAAACGGCTTGCGTCTTTAAACGCATCGGGGCCGATTTTTGCAACAAACAACACGGGGGAGAGAAGCTCCTCATGGTGCATGGCAGTGGCGGACTTCAAAATGCCAGTTTCACTAAACTCTTCTTCTGCCTTGGGCAACATACACAGCAAGTGGTACGTCGCTGGATCTGGCACTTGTTTGGCTTTTTCTTCAGCAGAGGTATTGAGCACCCCGCTTAGATCAACCGCACTAACATCAAATTCAGTCATCTTCATATTCCTTAGTTTTACGCACGAGGTCAGCAAGTTCATACTGTGCGGTTTGCAGACCCCGGATCGTTCCGCACAGTTCTTTGTAGTGGTCGTGGGATTTAGCTCCACCACCACTGACAACGTCGACCAACTGCTTGACATGCTCGTCAAGTTTCTTGTTTAGCACTTCAAGCATGGTGGCCATGATTACTCCTTATTACCTTGTAATAACCGCTGAATTTTGTCCAGATCAGCATGAGCTAGCTTCTGCTCATGGACTTGCCCGCCATGAGCCATCTTCTGTTGGTGCACTTGCTGCTGTTGCTGGGCTGCCATCTGTTGCTGCTGAGCTTGGGCTTGCTGTTGCTGCTGTGCTTGCTGCAGCTCCATCTGTTTAGCCGCCATCTCTAGTGCATGCAGCTCTTGGGCTTGAGCAATCTCTTGCTGCAGACGCATCGCCGCCATCTGTGGATCTTCACCAACTCGGGCTGCGCTCTCACGCGCTTTGAGTGACAGCTCTTCAGCCTTGATCTGCAAGTCACCTTTGACTTTGAGCTGTTTAGTGTCGGCTTCTTGCTTTTTGATCTGGAGTTCAGCCTGCTGAATCTGCATGACCGGATCTTGCGCTTGCTGGGCTGCTTGCTGCTGAGCCTGTTTCGCTTTGTCCATAGCCAGAAGTTGCGCAGAAGCCTGAGCCACAAGTTTAGAAATCTGAACTTCGGCGTTCTCGTCCAACTCGGCATCAGGAGCCGGCAATGTAGCGCCAAGTTGTTCTTGGATTTTCTGACGGTACTGGAACGCAACGTGTTCTGCAACGTGGGCCATGATCGCAGCTTGAATCTGCTGAGCCATAGGGTTCTGGCCAATCTGTCCCATCACGATGGGGTCTTGCATCATACTGGTGTGAACAGCGATGTGTGCGTCGTGGTCTTGGTAGATGAACGCTTTCGTGGGTTTGCCAGTCAGGAACGACATGTTCTCTGACACAGGATCACGAGGTGTCTGGTCATCATCAACCGGCACTAACTTCTCCGCGTTCTTGATGCCCAACACTTCAATCATCTGACGGTGCAAGAGTGGCAAGTCATAAATCTGAGGAGCGCCTTGTGCCAACTGAATAACAGCTTGGTACTGCATGATGCGCTGAGCCATCGTTGAGCTGTTAGGGTCGCTCACTGGGATGACGGATACTGTGTCGTAGTCAGCTTGTTTAGCTTTGCGATCACCATCTGCGGGGTCGTAGCTGTACTCTTCTGGAGTGTGGTCACGGATGATGTCACGCAGTAACTTAAACTCTTGCTTCATCGAGAAGTGGATGCGCGCCTGCACCGCAGACATGGTCTTGAGTTGACGCTCCAAGAGGGCCAGTGTTGTACCCACAGGGGAGTTAGCACTCATGTCACTGACGTTCATGTCAGCAATCGAACCCAAACGACGACCTTCTTCAGTCACCTTATCCAACAGACTGGCCAGAACTTGTGATGGTTCTTTATATGGCAGCGCCATGATGTTGTCTTTGACCGAGCCTGATGGCACGTCCACATCACGGAACTCGCCGGGGTTGATGGGGGTATCGTCGTCCTTGATACGCAGACCACGGGTTTTCAAGCCGCCGGGCAAGTTACTCAGTGTGCCAGCGTCAATCAACTGGCGAATCAATGACGTACCTGCACGGGCATAACCACCGATCAAGTGGATCAAACCAAGGCCATACGCGCCAAACCCGGGTACGTATGTGTACTGTACGAAGTGTTGGCGTTTTAATTTCCTCTTGTCATCTTCTTCCCAGTTACGGCGAACAGCCAGCACAGTGTTTGTGCCGCGCTCAATCGTAATGATGTAAGGCAGTGCGATGCCATCTTCGTCTTCATAACCGGGCAGGTCGTAGTCGATGTGAACTTCAAGAATCTGATAGCGATCATCATCTGTCAGGCTGTAGCCTTGGTCGTCGGCTTTCTTTTTCTCGACGTCTGTGTGGATGGCAATCGGCTCGCCCAAGTCTTCGTCAACGTAGAAGCCCGCAACCTGCAGTTTCTTCAAGTCGTTCTTGGTCTTACGCATCACATGCGTGAGTCGCTCCGCAGTGGCCGCACTGGACGCGCCATAGGGAATAATGATGTCTTCGGCAGGGATGAACATCGCCACTTGACGGTCGAGTGACGGATCGAAATAAACTTTCTTGAACGCTGCACCTGCAAGGCCCAAGTTGTACAACATGCGCTCATGCTCTGGGCGGTACTCAGTCATCACTTCCGTGAGCTGGTAGTTCATGTCATCTCTGACACGCTCCGCCGCTTGTTCTTTAAGCTTGTCAATCGCGCCGACGATCTCCGTTTTGACTGGACCCGCAGCAGGGAACGTTTCAATGATAGTTTCAGACTGGAAGCGAACAGCGGCCTCCGTGAGTACAGTCGAGAAAACTCCGCAAGCGCCGAGCCAAGGCTCTGTCCTTTCTTCATACTTCATCCCCAAAACATCTAAACCCTTGACATACATGTCAACCCACTCTTTGCGTGAGTTAATGTCGGCGTCCACCATCTCAACGATGTCACTGGCAACTTTCTGCAAGTCACCTGCGTCCATTGTTTCTGCAAGGTTGGCATCAAAGTCCTCGCCCTCTTCCTCAGGCATCAAGTCGATCTCAATCCCGTCCATGCCGACAATTACGCCGTCGGGGTTCTCAATCTCGATCTCAATTGCGGGCAAGTCGCCCATGTCATCCAGTGCGTCCAACCCAAGCGGCGCTGGGTTTAGTGAGGGGAACATATTAGTAGCCATTGTTTGTCCTTACGGTATGCTTAGTAGTACGCCTGCCGACGGGCAGCGTAACGGGGTTCATTATCCTCGTGGTCACTGCTCAAGCGCAATAGCCCACCCTTGCGGATTCTCATCAAGGCAAGTGTCATCGTGTCGACCTCGTCGTCATGCTCGCCTGCGGGGAAGGCCAAAATCTCTTCCACAGTGGCAGCCGCCCACGCGTTCTCGGGGAACCATACGTGTCCCGACGCAAACATATCCGCCACGGCGTTAAGTCTGGCAATCTTGTCCTGACCCTTACCCGGACTGAAGTCCTGCACAAATATACCTGACCTACGCATCTCGTCAATCAGCGGCTGACCGCTGGCCTTGGCCTCGACGATCACACTGTCGGGCTGCCATTCTTTAAACTGCTCGTGCGCCATCGCCTTGAGCTCCGGGAACTCGTATTTCCCCTTGACCTTGTTCAGCAGGATCACATTCTGCGTCCCATCCGCCTCGTTATGCCACACACCCCACGTATGGCACACAGAAAAGTCAGACCGCTCCTTGGTTGTGAGCGCCGTATCGAAAGACTGCACAATAAAGTCCACCGCCGGTGGGTCATCCTTCTCCCACCACTTTATCCAGTCCCGTTTTATGATCGCAGCCTCGGCTGCGGTTGGGTTTTGCTGGTATTGAGCGTACCACTGCCACATAATGTGGTGCATTGACGCCCGGGTCTGTTGGAGTGACTCCAGAGACCACTGTTCTGGCCAGATTGACTTCTCTTCTTCGGTGCCTTCGTTCAAAATTGCAGGAAATTCAAACGTTTCGTACTTATCCCCGCCCTCGTTCATGGCAGAGTCTTTAATTAGACGCCCAATCAGGTCCCGCTGGTGCCACCTTGTGTGCAAAACACAGATTTTTCCCTCCGGCATGAGACGAGTACGCAAACCGGCACTGAACCACTCGTATGTAGAGTCAAGGGAAGACGTATTTCCCGCCTTGATGTCCTGTTCTGACAGCGGATCGTCGGCAATAATGAGGTGGGCACCACGACCAGCCAGCGCACCACCCACACCAATAGCAAAATACTCGCCACCTTTGGTCGTATTCCACTGCGCAGCAGCTTTTGCGTCGCTTGCAATGTTAGTTTGGGGGAAAATTGCCTTGTATTCGGGCGTATTGATGAGATTTCGCACCTTACGGGCCATGACAACCGCCAAATCTGCAGTGTGTGAGGCCACAATTACCTTGTGGTCAGGGTGTTTTCCCAAGTACCAAGCCGGATAGTAGATAGAAATCATCTGGGATTTACCCATACGAGGTGCCATTGACACGGCAATCCGGTTTTTCTCGTTTGTTTCTACTTGCATCAGCAGGGAACCCAGCCTTTTTAGGTGCGCACCGAACTTATAGTTAGGATCAATTGCAGCAATGAACGACAAAAAGTCGTTTTGGGCCAGAGTCTGGCGCTTCCTGCCGTCCAACTCCTCGAACATGGCAAGCAATTCCGCAGCTTCATCCTTTGGCAGCTTCTTTGAAATCCGCTCAATGATCTCTGGGGTTAGCGTTGCATCCATGTGGTTTAGATCTCGTCCACGTCGCTGACGTCGATTTGTATTTTGGCCATGGTTGGTTTGGCAGTTGTGTCCACCACCTCGGCTTCCAGCACTTTGGTCAGGCGTTCACGCAGCATCTGCTCCAGCTCTTCGGTTGGCCGGTGACGCATTGTGATTTCTGTCTTGTCGGTGAACAACCCAACGTCGCTGATCTTGCCCAGCAGTTCTAGTGACTTCATCCGGATCCGTGGATCGGCATTGTCGGTTTCCCGCAACAGGCGGTTGGTTACGTATGTTCGCATCTGCTGCGCCGACTTCACAACTACCGTGTCGTATTCAGATAGCAGGGACTGCAGATACACCACCATGCCGGGGGATGCCAAGTCTTCGTCAGACGCAAGTTCGTTTCCAAGGAACACCTCGCGGGCCTTGTTCTTGTCCTCGTCGTCGATCTCGTTGGGGGCTGGTAAATTGTTAGTGTCTACTAACGCAGCCATGGCAGCGGCTACGCGGGTCTCCAACGACTCAAACGTCGGGGCGTAGTTCGCAAGCGGAACATCGTAGTCTATAACTGGTGTGTACATGGGAGGGAATCGCACTCCTGTGTTTTTAATTTGTGTTGGCGACCGGGTACCCCCAATCCTTAACCAACGGGCGAATTATATATGTAATTTTTTTCTTGTGTGTTTTATTTTTGCATGGGGGGTGTTTCCTATAGAAGGGGGGTGGGGTCGGCAAGTTGGGATTTAAGTATCAAGTCGGCGTTTTTATGTATACAGTGGGTACACGTCGTTGGCAACGTGTACGTTTTTTGGCGTTTTGTATACATGTGGGGGATCGTAATGTGTGTATTTCAATCCTATAGTTTTGTATAGCCGTGGTTAATTTTGAGTGGTAGCGGATACAAAACTCAGCGTAAAGCGGACGCGGAGTCCCATTACATACAAGTGGGGATGGGGGCGCGGTGGGGTCGGAATACCGCCACAAAGTTATAACGTTAGACCTTTGTGTAACTCTTGACAAGCGGCGCGGCTTATGATGTAATTCAGTTGTCGGTTAATTCTGACATTTCAATTAACTCTATTCAAAGGTAACTCAAATGACTATCGTTTCAAAATCTCTCGTTTCATCCGTATTCAAAGCCTTCGAAGGTGAAGCAAAGGCAATTCAAAAAGCCCGCGTTGACCAAGACAAGGCAATTCAAGCCGTTTTGG